AGTCCTGCGCCTCGGGCACCCGCTCGGCCTCTTCGTCAACCTCTACCTTCGGCGCTCTCTCTGCCGCGTCCGGTAGCAACACCTCGCCCAGTTGCTCAACAGGCGTCGGCACGCTCAGGCGCGGCACCATGAGCACGTCATCTGTGAGGGCCGGGTTCCGGCCGATCAACTCACGGAACTCCTTGAAGCCCAGGCCGCCGGCCGCATAATCCTGCCGCGCCCGCTCGTGCAGCTTGTCAACGTCCTCTTGCAGCGCCCAGATGTCGGCCAGGTTGAACAGCACCTCGTCAATGTTTCCGAAGTCCGGCACAAGCTGGCGATTCAGATCGGCAGCCATGTCCGCCAGTAGCGGCGTCATCGTGAGCTTCCAGAACACCTGCCAGTCGGATCGTTTTCCGGCGAAGCCCGAGCCCGCATTGTAGGCGATCAGCAGGCCCACGAGGCTGCCAGGGATGCCGAATACCATGGCGATGCGCGCCTCGGTTACTGCGTCTAGTTCCTTCGGCAGCGCGTCGCGTAGTCCACGGTCAAGCCCGAGGTTCTGATAGCTGGACTCCGCCTGATCAAGCACCATCAGCTCGTGGAAGCCGCCCTGGAGCCCGAACTGACGCCCGAAGCGCTCGCGTATTGCGTCCTTGTCTGCTGGCGTGACCTTCTGCTTGACGGTCAGGATAGCGCCAGGCCCGGTACCCCCGCGCTCGAAGAACGTTCGCAGGAATCCCCGCATGTACTCATCGATAGCCACGCGGCTCAGGATGGGTAGCACCGTTGGCATCCCGTAATAGTTGTCGTGTGGATTGCGTGTCTTGAAGTGGATGATGTCTTCCGGTGGGAACTTCACCGTGTCGCGCCCGGCGTTGTACTCGTACGCCTCAATGTAGTCCGTCTTGCTGGGGATGATCTTCACGCGGTCGGGCCGCAGGCGCCAGAGCTCGGCCACCGTGCCCGCCAGTGGGCCTTCCGGCCAGCGCGCCTTGAGCAGATAAGCGTTACCAGCGAGGGCGCGGTCCATTACGACATGGCCCCACTGATCGCCGCGCGACATCCACGGGTTCGGGTTGTCGAGCAGCTTTATCAGCGGGTGTGTAGGCAGGTCCTTGAAGAAGCCATTCTGGATCATGCGGGCCTGTGCGTCGCGCAAGGACACGCCCCGATCAAGCAGCCGTTTCTCCTCATTGCGGATCTCGGGGCTGTTGCGCTGAAATTTCCGCCCCACGATGTGCGGCTCCCCTACTGAGTCTGCGAGCATCTTAATGCAAGCGAAGACGATCTCATTCCCCGAGTAGGCGCGGGCGTAGTTGCCGTACTGGCTAGGCAGCGCTGTGCCGTGAGACACCGGAAACTCTTGGAAGGGTGCCCGGTTGGTAGGGGCGAACGGGTTCTTGAATAGGGTCGTCATGCTACAGCACCTCCACTAGGAGCCGAATCGGAATGTACGCCAGCGCCAGCCCCACGTACAGCCAGGGGCGCTTGATCATGTCGCGCCGGATATGCTCGCGCAGTATGAGCACGGCCCGGCGCAAGCGGCGAGATTGGCCGATATAGGTCACGCCGTATCGCCCCGCATCCCCAAGCACATCGCGGCTTGCATGGCCTGCTCGGTGGTCAAGCCATAGAGCGCCTCCAAAAGCATCGCCTCGCCCACTATCTTGATCGTCTGCTCGTGGATCATCTCGCCGAACCGCGATAAGCCAAAGCGCTCTATTGCCGCAGCGGTTTCGGGGCTTACTTCGACTTGGGCATTGAGGGTGATCACGCTGCCCATCCTTCCCACGCGATCCCGCGCAGCCGCTCCCAGATCAGGGTATTCCGCCAGCCCCGCTGGCGTATCGGATTGGCCGACGGCCAGTATGTTGCAACGGCTAGCGCGAAAGCGTTAGCGGCCTCAGCGTACTTCATGCCGTCACCAGGCCCTTGACGCCCAGCCGCCTTCCGTTGCAGCCATTGATGCAGTACGTCAGCCAACCCTCTGGCGTGTTGCGCTTGAACGCTAGCCAGAGACCGCACACCGGGCAATTCGTCGGCTGCACTATCTCAGGGCCAACCAAGATGGTGCCGGATGTCGGGGCGTCCAAGTGGTCGAGGCCGATCACTTCTCAGCCTCTACCCGGCAGATCAGCCGAAACGTGCGGTGACAATAGTGACAGTCTACGCCGAGCGACGCTTCCTGCGTGATCTTCTCGTAGCCCGGCATACCCCATATCTCCTCAAGGTGTATGATGTCTGCTCTTGGGCCGCCAGCCTTAGCGCCACAGGGACAACGCACCCTAACGTCCACGTCGACACTCAGCGGCTCGATAAGCTCTATCATCACAGCCCCCCCGCCGCCCACTGGAACACCAGCCAGGCCAGGCCCACGGCAGCCGCGAGGGCCACTAGTAGGCTGAGAGCCAGCACACAGAGTATGCCGCCCCGTGCCAGGATAAGATAGTCATCAGCGTCCATCAGTTGCGGTAGCTTCATGCATTAACCTCCGCTCTTCGTCAACCGCCGCTACTTCTCTCATCAGCCTGCGCGCTTGGCCCTCTAGCTTGCGAACTCGCGCGTCTAGTGCGAATCGATGGCGCTCCTCATCTGTCATCGGCACTTCAGGGGGGCGAGCGCCAGGGTGCATAGGCCAGCCCCACTTCTCATCATCCCATGGCGCATAGTCCGGTAGTTGTAGATGACACTTCACGCCGACTGGGATGCTCGACACGTCCGACGTTCGCTGCGCGCCAAAGAGCATCTGGTCTATCTTAGTCCCTCTGGGCGGTAGCGGTGGGGCGTACGGCGTCGCTAACGTCTCTTGCGCCAAACCACAAGGACACCAGTCTGCGATAATCACCGCCTCGCACTTGCCACATTGCAACGTACTACGCAAAGAACACACCCGCAGGCTCCTCGGCCTCTACCCCTAATGCTATCGCATCGTCACGCGCCTGCCAGCTCAGGCACCCAGCCATTCCCCCATCGATCTTGAACGGCGAGTCCTTGCGATCCTTCCTGATGATCCACATGAACTCGTCGGTATCCTCGTTACGAAAGTTCGTCTCCTGCCTACAGGCGTTGGCGACATGCCGGGCGAACGCCTCGTTGCCGTCGTGCGATACCGCGCCGTCGATCATCGCCGTCCGGTAGTCCTGGAGGGCGTAAGCCATCTTGCGGTACTGGTTCGTCCACCATTCTACCACCACCTTATCATCCGCATTGTACTCCCCAGCCCATGCCGCAATCTCGCTCCCCCAGAGCGGCGGGTCGCAGTAGAACCGATAGACCTGCCAGCGGGTGAAGGCGTCGGCCACAGCGGCGTTCACGTCCTCTACCTGAACCGTCCACCGCTCTCCGCCATCCTTCGGCGTCGGTGGGGGCTCCCACATGCCCACGACCCATTGGTAGCCCGTCATGACGTCGGTGCCGATGATGGCCGTGGCGTCACCGAAGCGTGAGCCGTCAAAGCCAAGCGTGATCAGCCTACCCTCCGCCGGCTCTTTTCGGCCCGTCCAAATGGCCCAGCCGTTCACGAGCTCGGCCCAGCGACCAGCCGGGAAGGCGCGGCCGCCGCCCGCTATCGGACGGTTCAGCCACAGGCGTTCCAGCAAGGGCAGGTCTGCGGTCGGGTCCTGGAACTGAGCGAAGATACCATCAAGGTCTGACCACTCCGCCGTCGGCCCCGACGCTTCGTTGACGGCAGTCCGCAACTGCTCGGGCTCAGTGATGTCGAGATCGGGCGACGCCTGCCGGTGAAAGTAGAAGAGCTGAGGATCCTTGATCTTGCCCTCGTCTATCTGCCGCGCATAGCTCATGGTATCCTCGGCGACGCTGTTCTCACCGATAGCGAATGCCGTCGTGGTCTCCAGCGCCCAAGCGTCGGACGCGAACCGCTTAGGCAAGTTGGCCATCATCGTGGAGTGCGCCTTCTTGAGTCGTGCCGAAGTCCAATGATGAGTCTCGTCAAAGGCTTGCCAAGTCGTGCGGGCACCGTCGCGGGCGTTGGGGGCAGCCGCCAGTGCCACCGCCTTACCGTCGCCCTTCGCGCGCATGATGCGCTCTAGCCCCACGTCGAAGTCATTCACTAGCGGCCCCTCGGTGATGACTGTAAACAGGGCGTGATAGGCCAGGTCTTCGGTCTGTTCTTCTGTGTAGGCCACCAGGGGGATGTAGGGGTCGGTGACGGGTCGCCCGACAGGCTGCCCCTCGCGGAAGCCGTCGCAGCGCACCGGCCCCTCGTGATGCAACTCGACAGCAGCGATCCACGCCATGAGTTCTGTTTTCGCCACCCCTTTTCTGAGAGAGAAGCAGACGCGCCGGAAGCGCCGCCGGCCAGCCTTGGGGTGGCCCTGAGGATA